AGTATTTGGAATAATAATCTAACTTGGAAATCCTTACCTAAGTAGCCGAAATCTTCTCTCTTTGAATTGCTCATATTTTTGTAAAACGCTGTTTTAAATAAATACAAATTACTTTGACAAAGTATTGTACTTATTGGCGTATTCCGCTCTTAGTTTAGTGTTATAATCTAAAGAATAGCCAATGTAGTCTTGAGTGTATGATTTTCTAGAAAAAGTTTCTTTAATTTCTTTAGTAATTCTAGTTAAAATGTCTAATTGAATAGGTAAGCCTTTTCCATTTAGTTCCTTTTCACCCCAGATATTTGTCTTGTGTTTCAAGTTGACCTTATATCTTATTTTTGGTGGGAAGGTGTTGCCATCAAATATACTTTCCCCAACTACTTCACCGTTGATTTTAATTTCAAATGAATAAGTATCATCCTTAGCCCAGATATCCTCAATACCACCATCTTTATTCTTATAAGATAAGTGTGGGTTATCATCAAAGAATGCAAGGTACTCACAAGACCTATCTTTAAGGAAAGAAGGTATGATACCCATTTCCCATCCATGGTTATTATTCATACCAGCAATACTATCTAGTAATTCTTTCATCTCTAAAGAATCAATCACATCCTCATTAAAGTTATGAATGTTGAAGTATCTTTCACAGATAATGTGACCATTAATTCTTAACACAAACGCAAATGGGTGTTGTTCAATTTTATTATCTCTCATATGTTTTATTTTATTATATTATTTTCTTTAGTTCCCTTTCCATCAATTTCTTGAATGGAACTAAGTAATCATTAAATCTTGATTCTCCGATTACATGGTCTACACCGTCTTGTTTTATTAGGGTGTAGGCATTCTTTATCCCCCGTCCTTCTGGATTGAGTGGTGCATCTAGGTATTCTTCTAAACGTTCCAATCCCTCGTCAGTCATCATGGGTTCTTCTAGGTTTACCAACGCCCATCGATTAGAAAAGTAAGAATCACCTAGAACTTCGTCCACAAATTTACTTGTTTTCTCGTCTCTAATGGTTGTTCTACCTTCCAATAGGTTAGTTAGTACCGCTAATGGCTTCTTCTTAGCCTCTTTGCGTTCCTGTAGCTGTTTGTCAGCTGATATAAGAATTTCTTCTAAAGATACTTTCCGTTCAGATATTTCTGGAAAGTGTTTAAGGAGTGTTGGTTCTCCTAAGCCTTTAATACCTCTGATTGAATCACTGTTATCACCTATAAGTGATTTAACTAACGCAGCGTTCTCTCTGTGATATTTAAAGTAGTCGTTGAAGTTTGCAACTGTTACATAATTTTTAATTTGTGGGTCACAGAAATAGATTCTAATCCCCCGTTTAATTAATTGTGCCAAATCTCTATCGTTAGTGCAGATGGTCACGGCCTCATGTGGCTTTTTAGTTTTACAATAATACGCTATATAGTCATCACTTTCAACTATTTCGTCTTTTATTTGTCGAATAAATAATTCTTCTAGGTATTTTGATATCCTAAGTTTCTGATTTACTTCACTTTCATCCACTGGGTGACTACCATTAATAAAATCCTTTCCACGGTCAGATTTGTAGGCTGGATAGATATTATACCTTAATTTACCACTAAATGTACCGTCCCAAAAGACATAAACTTGGTGATATAAGTTCTCAGATAGTAATTTACGTAAAACTGTAATGAATTGATAGATGCCACCAACATGGTCACCACTTCTATTAAACTCACTACTAGCCCCAAAGAATCCTGTTTTAAACAGTGCATTCCCATCAACTAGTAGTGTATTTAATATTTCTTTTTTTGTCCCATTTCTGGGTGGTTTTCTATTCACATTAGTGATTTAGAAGGTTAAACAATGAATTTACTTAGGCTTTAGTATCAGCCTCTTCTTCGACTTCTTCAAATACAATGGCAAAATCATTAGCTGTTGTATTAAGTCTAGCAAGGATATATTCCTTATGCTCTTTTTTGTAGTCCTCAATCTTATCTGGATTCCAATAACCATGTGGTGTGGATGCCAGCTTTCCTTGTTCCTCAACTCCATTAACTTGATTTTTCTCACATCTAACTTTAGTTTGAATTCCAAATTGGTATGTTTCACCACCGCTAGTTGCTTTCAGCTTAACGGTTGAGTGCGTTAAAATACCACCGAAGTGTACAATAACCCTAGGTGAATAGAAGAATGCTTCTCCACCTTTATGCTTGATAACAGTATTCATATTATCTAACCAAATCTTTTGAACAACGGCAAATGTATTTGTATACTCTTTGCCCATTCTTCTAGATGCTGGTAATCTATGATTAACCAATGATTTAAATGCCGTTTCCATTGAACCAGCGTTCCATTGATTATTATTTGATTTTGACATTACTGATTGGAACCCATTAAGTGAACCAACTGAATCCCAAAGAAAACATAAATCTCTTTGTAACTCACCCTCTGCTTGTGCATCAAGTAATTCTGTCATAAATCTAGCAACGTCTTCAATAATTGGCTCATTTCTAAGTACCTTAGTACCCTCTTTACCATTAGAATAATCAACGCATGCATATCTTTGTAATAGGTCATCACCATTAAGATAAATGAAGTCTCCTTCATAATCAATGATTTCTCCAGTTTCTTCATCTGCAATTTCCTCGAACTTAACACCAATGTTTCTAGCATGTTCCCATGACCAGTTACCTTCAGTCTCGATTATCACTGGTAGGTCACCTATTTTTTGTGCCCCAGCCACTGCTTCATAAATTGCTGTTGATTTTCCTGTGTTTGAATAACCTCTGAAACTAGTGAAATATCCTCTAGCTAATCCTGGTATTTTTAATGCTTCATGAAAAGAATCTGATAGTGGAATCCACGTTAAATCTTTTTCTTTCACGGTGATATCCATCCCTTTATTTTGTTTAAAACTTTTTAAGTCAAAATTTGTTTTACTGACTGCTTTTTTAGGTGCTTTTTTAGACATCTATAATTTTATTTGCTAATCTTATGTTGTATAGAAACAATGAAGGCCACCTAATTTGGTGACCCTCAATATTTCAATTGACTTGTTTAGAATGGTAAGTCATCATCATCTTCTACCTTAGCTGCTGGTTCTGCATTGGTTGTAGCCGCAGTATCCTCAATAGTCGCTGGTGTAGTTTCAGTTTTAGTTTCTGGAACCGCTGATTCTGCTGGTGCAGTAGTTGTTACCTCAGTAGCGTTTGCATCAGCAACACCCATAGATAATTCACTATCATGTGCTTCAGTTGGTTTTGAATCAGTAGTGGTATCACCTTTATCAATCCATTTACCACCTTCACCATTAGCGTTTTTCTCCCACATTGGGATTCCACCTCTAACAATGATTTCTAAGTACTCATAAGGTTTAACTGAATAAACATCTTCCCAAGTCTTCTCATTTGCAGATTCTCTCCACGCAGTTGATTGTGCCTCATCATCCGATAAGGGTGTTTGAGTCATCTTATAGTTAATTCCTGTAACAACAGACATATCACCATCTCTAGTAATTGATATAATCATATCTCTACCGTTTGTTGATGATAATGGGTCTTCGTCTAAAGTATTATTCGCAGCATTAATTTTGTCGAATGTTCCCGCATTTTTATAGTGGTGGTTAAATCTCCAGAATTTAACACCATGTTCTGGGTTCATTCGGTCAATAACTTTAGCCACATACATTTTCTTTGATGAAAATTTGATTGCGTCTTTTTTGGATTCTGGAGTACCCGCAGCTAATAATAATTCTCTAGCTTCACAGAATGGACATTTTTCTCCTTTTTCGGCTTTTGGACAAATGAATGTTCTCCATTTTCCTTCTACCTTCATCTTATGACCATGAATCTCAACAAATGGAGTTTCATTTTCATCTTCTGGTTCTACAATTCGGATTTGCTTTTCTGCACTGTTAGTACCCTTTTCTAGGAAAGTTCCGAAATAATTGTTTTCGTCAAATACGTTTGACTTATTTGTTGTTTTTTTTGATGCTGCACTGTTTGTTTTGTACTGTGCTTTCATCGCTTCTAATCTACTCATCTTTTTTTACTTTTTAGATTTTTGTTATTTTTTTTTAAACTCTAACTTCTGAGTTAACATCGTGATTTAAATATACTAATTTTTTTAATAAAGTCAAGTGATTTTTCCGAATTTCATAAAATAATTTAAAATATATTTTGAACAAAGATACACCATATATTATTAACATTCAACATAAACATCAAAAAAGTTTAGACATAAAAAAAGCCCCAAAAAATAGGGGCTTTTATTTAAATATTGTATTATTTTTAGTAAATATCTTCTTCTTCGTAGTTATTACTATCATCAAAACTTCCTTTGATTTGTGACTCAGAATAATCAGAATCGATATCATCTGAAGTAAGTGTATACTCTTCTGGAGTTCCTTCACCCTCTTCAGTATCCATTACATTATATTTACCTTCTTGTGTTTTCCAAAAATCTGTAAGTTTAAGGTTGTATGGATAAGAATCTAAAGACCTCATCTCAATTTTCTCTTCTGGTGTTGGTGCTCTCTTCTCTAACTCATTTTCTAAGTTATCAATCTTTGCTCCAATAGCATTAACATTATTAAGTTGAGATTCTAGCTTAGATACCATTCCTATTAATTGGTCAACCTTTTGGTTTGCGCTATCAGCAGAAGCCTTAGCTTCATCAGCACTAGCAACTAATTCTGTAACATCTAATTCAACCTCATCTTCTGGTTCATCAACAGATAAATCTGTTTCTGGTTCATCCATTGCTGGTTCATCCATTGCTGGTTCATCCATTGCTGGTTCTTCACCACCCATATCATCAGTTGGTTCAGCTTCCATTTCTGCATCCACAACATCTGTTTCTGCATCCAATTCACCTTCAAGACCAGCTAAGTCAGCATCTGCTTCCTCTGGGTCCTCTTCTTTCAGCATCGGATTATCTAATAATAAATCATCAATTTCACCCTTTGGGTCATCACCATCTGGAACATAGAAAGAGTACTCATTAAGCATTCTAAACCTATTTAGTTCTTCGGTTAATAATTTCTTCTTGTCCTTCATCTTATTACATTAATAGTTGTCTACCGTCTTCGGTTACAATTGTTTTATTTATTCTTTCAACAAGACCTTGGTTTTGCTTAATCATACATTCCTTGTCCCCATTACAATCTTCTTGTGCTGGTTGTGCTGGTTGTCCTAAGAATTGGTCTAACTCTTGGTCAATGTTTTGTTTGTTTTTATCGTCTGACATAATTTATAAATTTTAATTACATTATTCTTTATTATAAATACCAAGAAATCACTAAAAAACCTTCTCTATGTTAAATATAGCCAGTTCTCTATTGATTGATAATATTAATTTATTTTGATATTGGTCCCAATCTATTCGAACCTTTTTATAATCAATATTACCAATGTTACCGTCATATATTGATTCTATCAACTTATTTAACGCATTTATGGTATATATGGCATTTCCCTTCTTATGAATAAGTATAGCACTTGGGAATAAGGCTTTGAAATTTACCTTTTTATCTTCGTTTAGAGTGAATTTGAATGTAACCATTAACTTTGACTCGTCATCAAGGTTTTTGTAGATGAAGACCTTTTCTTTGGATATTGAGAATTTGTTCTCTAGATAATCTAAAAACCAATCTAATCTCTCTGGAAAGATGAAGGATGCAAGTAATACAGTTTTATTCATTTTTTATAGTGTACAAGTATGGAATGTATTTGACCATATGGTCAAGTCGTTCCATGTTATCTTTATACTCTATAAATATTTCATCATCTTCTAAAAACACATCACACTTGTCTTTTATCTTACTTTCGATTCGATTTACATCTAATCCCATATATTTAATCAAATCTAAATCAACACCGAAGATAAATTTATCACCGTAGATATAAATCATATCCTTATGCTTAAAGGCTATTTTTTTATCAATACTAATGATTTTCTTGATTATTTTCCTTACCTTTCTTGGTCTGAATTGAACAAGGTCGATAAATATGTAGGTAATGTCTTTGATTAATCTTTTATTTGCAAGGGTGATAAATTCTTCAACATCAGTTGCAAATATGTCTCTACGTTCGGTTCTAGCGAATGTCCAATAAAGATTATCAGATAGTTTCTTATCGTAAATATCGTAATCATCATAGTTCTTAGAAACCCAATCATATGATGTAACAAGTGTGGGAATACCATCTATAATATCCTTGATATCCTTAACGACATTAATGTCATCGGTTACTTCAGCCTTGTTGGATGTTACAATATTCGCAATCTTCATGAATGCAAAGATACGGAAAATAATTAACTTTGAAGAATAATTCTAGTTATTATGCACCAAATGCACTACCAGCATCTCTCCCCTTTATCTTTTTATATCGTTCCAATGCTATATTAAATATACCAAGTAATTCCTCTTGGCTGTGGTCACCACCTTGGTCTGAGTAATATCCTGTACCGTCCAATGTTGGTAGTGAGGCCCATTCTGGTGCTAACTTATTAATTACTGTTGTGAATGTACTTAAATCCTCTAATCCACTTATCTCATCATCAGTAACCTTCCTTTTTGTCTTTATTTGATATAATGCCGCAATATCTTGATTACTCTTAGTCATTGCTACATTTTGACCTTCTTTAGTCTTATCACCACCAGTCCAATTACCCATCCAAGATGATTGTAAGAATTGATACCTACCAGCAGCATTGGATGTTGTTTTACCAAATGGTTGTGCCCAATCAGCACCTTTATGGTTAATATCTGTATTCTCAGACCAACCTTGAATTACCCAATGGCCAAATGTTATATCATAACCATTGTTTGATAATCCAATTGTTCCCTCAGCATAAGCTATAACATCTAATAATGCTCTTTCGTTGTTTGTCATAATTAATTATATTTTACCTAATGCGGCAATCTTTTGCTGTTTATTCAATCTTGCACTACTTTGTACTTTAACAATCGTACCCTTAACACCATTACTAGCTATTGCTTCTGGTATGTTCCCAGAAGCAATATCTTTAGTAACACTATCTGGTATGTCAAACTCCATATGTATATGATTATTGTGGTAGTCAAGTTTACCAGTCCCCTTGTTGTAAGTAACAATAAACATGGCACCACCACTACTATTTTTTACATTAGCAAAATGGCTTTTTAACGCTAAATCATTTAAAATTATATTATCTATTTTAACACCATATTCATTCGAATTAGACATATCAATCGCCATTTGTAATAATATCTTATTCTGTTCGGACGAATAGTTATTTTGACCGACGTTCCATTCCGTGACTGTCTTAGTTTTCATCATAGGTCTAAAATCAATGGCTCTACCAGCATAGTGTAAACTCGTATCACTATGTGATTTGTTACCACCACCACCATATGCCCCAAATGAGTTAATATAGAACTTATCACTATAATCAGTATCCTTGTAAGCTTGATGCCACTTGGTGGCTAATGCTTCAATAAATTTACCAACAGCTTCCATTGCAAAAGAATCACCCTCAGCATTAGGATTTGACTCTTGATATTCAATAGCATCACTAGTTTTAACGTCATAGGTGACGAATGGACCTTGTTCGATTACTCTTGCTGTGTTTCTACCATTATAACCACCTGTTGAACTACCAGCACCGCCACCTATTTGGTATGTAGCAGCGTCAACGTCACTAAGGGTTCCTAACATAGACATATAAAGTGTCTCGCTATCAATCAATGGTGTTTCAACATATCTAGTCCTAACGCCTTTAAAGGTTGTCTTCATATAATTTGGAACTATGCTGTGTGATGTGTTTATTATATGATAAGCACCATGGAACATTGGGAT